TCTAAGCCTAATCCTTTCATAGGTGGTCCTCTTTCTCCAATGTTAACTGAAGCAGGTGTAGAACAAGAAGTAGAAAAGTTTGTTGACCCAATGCTAAGAGATCCTGATCTACTTGAGATACCACCTCAACTATTTGATGAAACAGATAAGCAAACAGAGGAGGCGCTTACAGATGCAGAGATTGCTGATACTGATAGCAGTGCTGATGATGATACTGTTGGGGAAGCCCAAGACAATCAGCCTAATGTAGATGATGCACCTACAGGTGGGCTAGGTAGTCCTATAAGAGAACCAGGTTTTAGCCCGATTGACGAAGCTATAAAATATAATGATGAGTTTAATAAAAAATTAGTAGATGATTTAAGAGTTTTAGAGGGTTTAGGAGGTGATACTTTAACTGACATTCCTACTTATAGTTATGGAATTACAGAGGAAAAGGCAGATGAGTATAATTTAGAGCCTTCTCAGTTTGAAACTATGGAAGATTTTGCTATTGCATTTTCAGATAAATATGTAAAAGAAAAGAAAGCTGCTAATAGAGAAGTATTTTCTGCTGTAGATGAAAAGCATCACATAGCTCTAATGAGCTACTTGTGGAATACAGGAGTATTTGGGCCAAGGCAGAAAGAGGCTCTAGAAGAAAACGACATGGAAGAATTTATATCTGAAATGAGAGATGCTATACATATACAAGGCAACTCTTCTTCTGGTCTTTCAATGAGAAGAGCTAAAGAAGCTAACATGATAGGTGAAAATCTAGATGATTGGACGCCTATACATAAAGTAGTAGTTTCAGGAACTAGAGCTAGTCCTACATTTGAATGGCAAACAGAATCAGGTGAGATTGTAGAGACTTATACTTCAGATAGAAGTTTACATTCTGGAAATATACCTACTAAACCAAATCAAACAGACACCTTAGATGAAGAGATAATTTTATAAAATGTTTGGACTCCCTCTAGAACTAATCACCATGCTTTTCTCCACTGTACTTGGTGGGGTAATGTCTATATGGGGTCAGTCAATAAAAGCTAAACAAGCACAGAATGATATGCTCATGGAACGTGCTAACTTCAGGAAGTCTGCAGTTAAGGATGCTCGTGACGCAGGTAAGAATGACTCACACTTTGCATGGACACGTAGGTTGATAGCTTTGTCTGCTGTGTTCTCAATAATTGTATTGCCAAAGCTAGTCGCAGTATGGTATCCTGAAGTAAGCGTATACGTAGGATACACTGAGGCTACTGGTGGTTTTATGAGTTGGTTGTTTGGACCAGATGAAGCTATACAGTGGAAGATGGCACAAGGTTTTGTGATCACACCACTAGACACACACATTGTATCAGCCATAGTAGGACTATACTTTGGCGCTGGATTTACTAAATAGGAAATAATAAAATGGTTCACCCACTAGAAGCACCAATACCAGGACAGTCCTTAACGTCAGAACCTAAGAACGTGCCTTGGGAATACCCTGCAAGAATAACAGAACCTATGGACGCATTAGAGTTTCATATGAAGCAACTTACAGACGAGAGTACTGTAGATAATATATTAGAAATGTTAGAGATAGGAATACCTGTGTCAGTTGTAGCAAGCTCTATGCTTACAGTAGCTGTCATGGATGGTGAGCATTCTTTAGATGTAAAGCTTATTATAAAACCTTTTGTAGAAGATCATATTAAATCTTTAGCAGAGGTAACAGGCATAGACTACATGATGTCCATGAATGATTTAGATACTAATAGTGAAGCAGAAAGACAACGTAAAGCTACTGTGTTAGAAGCTAAGATTAGAAACTTAACAGAAAAAGTAAAGCCTAACACTATGGATGAGGGCGATAGAATAACAGAACAAGCACAAGAAGAGTTGATGAAAACTGAAGAGCCTGAAGCAGAGGCTATGCCTACTGAGCCAAAAGGTCTTATGTCTAAGGAGAATATGTAATGGCTATTAGAGGTGCATTTGCTGCAGGTTTACTTGATGGTTTTGCTACTGGCTTAACTGAGGGAGTAGAAAAAAGACAAGATAGATTTGATGTACTATTTGATGAATCATTAGACTCAGCTAAAAGATTAGCTCCTAAGTATGCTAAGTCTAAAGCGGAAGCAGATGCTGCTGTAGAAATGATGAATGCGTTTGGTAAAGAGTATAACATTACACCAGAAGAGTTTATATCTATGGCTCAGACATATGATGTCACACAGATATATGCTGCTGTAGCAGAAGCAGAAGCTAAGATGCCAGAGGGTGCAACTCTAGATAAAGCAAAAATACTTGGTCCTCTAAATATACCTAGCAATATAGAGTTGCCAGAGGGTATGTCTAACGAGCAAGCTGTACGTAGTATCTTTATGGGTTACGCTAATAATTTAGCAGAAGATCCAACAGATAAGTCTGAAGGTAAAGCAAGTAGTTCTTGGGGTAAAGCATTAGCTAACACATTGATGATAAACCCTCGTAACCAAGCTGATGATATGCTTAACGCAATGTCAGTTATGGGTGTGCCATATAAAGACTTGATGTTGTACCAAGCATCAGCAGGTGAGAGATACAAACCTTTGGCTGGTGTTTCTGGTAAACCTATATACAATATTGATATTACTGATTATCAAGATGATGACTACGCTAGAACAGCAAATAATTTTAGACTTCAGTTCTCACGTACCTTTGCAGGAACAGAAGATCTAAGCCTTGCTGCTACTGAAACTTTGGATGAAGCCATAGCAGCTATGAATTTAGAAACTAAAGCAGAGTTAAATACGTCTTTACTTTCTGGTGGTAACACTATGGCAGATATTGAGTTAAGACTTGCTACAACATATGGGCATGAAAGTTCTAGGGTAAGGACTGCAGCTTTATTTAAGTTAGCTTCTTTCATAGAAACTCCTGCTGATTTTAATGCCTTTAAAGAGTCTGAGAAAGATGGTAATGCATCACGTTTAATTAGTGAGTCAATAAATAAACATGGTGTGTTGACTACAGAATACATCAACATGATACTAGGAAACGATGCTGAACTACCTAAAGGTGGACAAGGTGGGTCTAGTGGGTCTAATGAGTCTTTAAATATAAGCGGTGAAATGGGTGGTCAAGCTGATCCGTTTGAAGAAATATCAGGAACAATACCAACTACATCAGAAGCAAATGATGATCTACTTAATACAGGTGGTGACGCTAATGTTTCAGAAGTAGATGAAATGATAAATGCTGTAATCGCTAATGAAACAGGTGAAGATAATAGTATAAATCTTGGTACACCTAATGTAAGCGAGGTCACCGAAAGAAGAATAAATAAAGTAGATGAATACAGAGAAGCAGCTTCTAAGATTACGTATGAAGAGTATCAAGGTATGAGTCGTAGTGAAGCAAGAGAAGCAGGACTACCTGCCACAGGCTTTGAAAGCGCAGAAGCTTTTGGTTTTTTTCCTAAGAAATACTTTAAAGGTGGTGCAGAGGAGATAGACTTAGGTATTGATAAGACTAGTACTGATTCTTCTACTGTGGCTGGTGCAGCCGTAAAAGTAGCTAATGAATTAGCAGACGAGTTTACTGATATGAGTGTATTTTTAGAAATAGATGATAGAGGTAGACCAGATGATACTATCTTAAAAGATTGGTTAGATCAAAATAATGTACCAGCAAATGAGCAGATGATACGTATGATAAGAACTATGATTAAAGCGAGACAAAAAAAGCTAAAAGAAAATCCAGCGAGTGAACTAGATGAGTAACTATTATACACCTGAAAAGATGCAAGATAAAAAGCTATCTGATTTAACAAAAGATAGAGCTTTTCTTTCAGATGCAATTACCTTTCTTAAAAGTGATAGGAAGGGTTATACTGATGAAGAGATAAAAAAGAAATCAGCTAGTGATGTTACATATGATATACTAGAGCATTTTCGTATAATGAATACCAACGAAGTAAGCATGGGTAGAGATTACTTTTTTGTAAGTGATGACAACGTAAAGGAAACAGATAAGCAATCTTACGCAAGACTATACTCAGCCTTTGAGAATGCTAAAGGCGAAGGTCTTTTAGATAATAGAGGTGCTAAGATATTTGATTACGTGGAAGGTGTTGCTACAGCGCCATCTACTTTTGCTTCTGTTGCAGCACTTCCTCTAACTGCTGGAACTGGTACTGCTGCTATACAAGCTACTAAAGCTGGTACACTAGAAGGACTAAAAGCTATAACAAAAAATCTTATCAAGCGAGGTGTCATGGCATCTACCCTTGAAGGATCTGTTGCTGCATCAGCACAGCTAGGCGAAGAGATAATTAAACAAAAAGCTAAGAAGACTATTGGTGAAGACTACAAAGTAAGCAAAGGTAACATAGCTTTAGCAGGTGCTACAGGTTTAACATTAGGTGCAGCAGGTTATGCAATACCAGCCAGGCAACAATACAAAGGTGCGAAGAGACTTCTAGATACTGTACAAGCAGGTGATGCAGCTAAGACTGCAAGACATGCTGCTTCCGCACAAAGAGCAGTAGATGATTTACAGAAACATGCCTCAACAGCAGAGGGCAGACGATACATACGCTTCACTAAAAACAAACTACTAGCAGCTATTGATCCTAAACTTGTTGAAGAAGGTATGTCAGCTAAGATAAACATACTTAGTAAAGACTTGCCTGATGGTCTTATTGGTGGGCTAGATAGACAAACCATACAGAGACTAGGCGCTGCAGCAGTTGAGCTAACACGTACTATAAAGTCTTACAACCCAGCGTTTAAACCTGAGAAAGGCATGAGGGTTACAGAGTTTCTTGCCAACGCAATTGATCAAGGCTTTGGTGTAGATATGTTTGATAGTATAGCTGGAAAGTATGGGTTGTCACGCAGACAACTAGCGGCTGTGTTTGCTGCAGAATATTCTGAGGCTGCTCGTACCCTTGTATCAGCTAAACAATTTAAGACTTCTGCAGGAAAAGTTGTTACTGGTAGAGAGGCAGTAGAAGCAGCAGGTAAATTTAGAGATAAGCTAGATGAATTGTATGACATGGGTATGTCAACAGTTTCAGGTAGAGATGCTCAAGATTTAAAAGATGCACAGATGCAGATTGGTGCAACCCGAAAAGTATTCAGATCCTTGAAAAACATTGAGGATACACGTAGAGCTTTTATGACTTCTCAACCTGCTACCACTATGCGTAACAATATCTTTGGTGTTGCTATGGCAGGTATTGATGTACTGGATCAGTTTAATCTGTACGCTATACAAAAAGTTACAGGTAAAGGTAACGCTGCTGCAACACGAGAAGGTGCTACAGACATATTAAAGTATTTAACTAAAGATCAGTATGTAGCTGACGCACTTGTGTACTCCCTAAAAGAAGATGCACCAGAGCTTATGAAGAGAGCGTTTTATGAAGCTGCTCAAGCAGAGGCTGGTACTATTAGAGATACTAAGTTAGCGAAATTAGGTACAGCAGTAAACACACTTAACACAATGTCAGATCACGTATTTAAGAAAGCTGTGGTTGCAGGTACTGTTGATCGTGAATTAAAGAAGCAAGGATCTAGTTTATATAAGTACCTTGAAGAAGGACGCATCAGTGAAATATCCGATGACATAATAAACAAAGCATTGGATGACAGTTTAGCCTTTACATTCCAACGTAAGTTTGGTGGTAAGGATGCAAGCGATACGAACAAAGCAGTTAAGAAAGTTATTGATTTAGTTCACAATACAGGTATGACTACCATCATTCCTTTCCCAAGATACATGGCATCTCAAGCAAAGTTTATTAATGATTACTTTGTATTAAATACTTTACGTAGAGGGACAGGTCAAACACAAGAAGCTGTAGCAAAGCAGATGTCAGGTGCTATGATGTTTGCTGGTGCTTACATGATACAGAAAGATAATATAACTAATGGACTACAGTGGTTTGAGGAGCAGTTAACAAACAAAGATGTAACAAACGCTCAAGCTGCTATGGGTCCAGCAGCACCTGTTCACTACGTAGCTAATCAATTAGCAAGGGTGTCTATGGGTATGCCTAATAAGCTACAGGATGACACTGGTTTGTTTATGAAAGATATAACTAAACTTATGGTAGGCTCAGAGTTTAGGCCAGGTGGTACAATAGTAGATGAGACTGTACGTGTAGCTCAATCTATTATGGATGGTAAACCAAACTTCCAACCTGCTGCAAAAGTTTTTGGTGATTACTTTAGTACGTACACATATCCTGCTGCTGTAGTAAAAGATTTCTATGGTCAGTTTGACCCTCGTTCAGCATACATACCTCAAACATTAGATGCTACAGTATCTCTTGCAGATATGGGTGGCCCTAACAGCCCACGTTTATATTTATATGGTAGGTTTGCTAAAAGCCTCCCTGACTTTAATCTAAATGAAATGTCAAGGAATCTTAAAAACGTTACAGGTATTGACTTAGGTGAAACTGAAATGCAAGGACTGCTAAAGTTCATGGGGTCTTCTACTCGTACACATTTTCAAATGATGGACCCTGATAATAGAGACACAGGTTATGATGCAGTAAGGCATGACATATATGGTGATGGTCCTTTGAGACAGCTAAACCCCTTTCTAAAACAGATCACTGGGTTTACTAGAGAGCCACCAAAGAATGCCTTGAAGTTAGAGATGGCTAGACTAGAGATAGACCCATTTAAAATATATAATCCTTACGCTGAAAAGAATAGTGCATTGGAGTTGTTTACTCAACAGCTACTACAAGGTAAGTTAGCTGAAGATGTAGAGAACTATATAACTACAGACAGTATATATTTAAACTCTGACTTTGATGTACGTAGAAATTTATTAGAGGAAAGAATAAAAACTAAAATAAGAGATACAAGAGCAGATGCTAAAACTATACTATCGGATTTTTCTGCTAAGAGAGAAGAGTACAGATCAGACTTTAACGCATATGTGAGAGGTGAGTATAAAGCACTTGGTCCTAATCAAAAAGAAGATGCTGAAAGAGGGTGGTCTATACAAAATAAGAGATATGGATTTCCTGGTCTAACTGTACAAGAATCAGCAGAAAGAATTAATAGTGATCCTGAGTTAGATGCTGATGAAAAGGAAACACGTAAATCAATACTCATGCTGTGGTATATACAAGCAGGTAAGACTTACGGAAAAGCAGAAAGAGAAGCTGCTACTAGATAAGAAGAGGGGCGCAGTTAGCGCCCTTACTTTTTTATACCATACATTTTTGATGCACGTTCTGCCCACATCTGTACTGCAATTAAACTCTTTAATGCTTCGTGCGTTTCCGTACTGTGATACAAGTTATCTGAAATAAACTTTTCCAGTGCTTCACTACGCTTCTGCACACCCTCTCTGAAATGATCTTGTCTCCTAGATACAAAGTCTTTCGCTTCTTTTTCTAGGCTCATATATTTTTATACTTTCATTGGTATCTCTGTACAGTAAGCTGATACTGTAGATTTAGGTGTAGGTTTAGTACTCATAAGTTCACTGCGTATATACTTTGCTCCTTGTTTACATGTTTCCATAGTAGGATATATGTAATCCACAGCTTTTACTTGAATATAACCAGGTGCAACAGACATTATGAGTACTAGAACATACATTACTCTGAGCTTTCTACAGTTTCTGTGGTGTCTACATTATCTGAGGCATTGTCATATTTATCAAACAATTCTAGTCCTACAATTAACGCTATTAATATTCCTAATGAATGCATTTTATTTTCCTTTCTAATGCAAGTTTATAATATCATAGTAATTATACTATGTCTACCATTTCGCACACATCACCAGTACAAGCCATTGTTTGCATAGCAACTGTGTTATCTTCTTGTTCATACTCACTAAGCTTAGACCAATCAATACTCTTTGGCATTATAGCTGAGAGTTTTTTGTAGTCATCCTTTGTACAATCTTGATAGGGTGCTTGCTGATAAGTATGATCAGAGTGTGGCAGAAAAGACACACCACTCATTTCATCAAAGTGTTTATAAACAAATGCACCTACTTCCATCCATTCACCAGAACGAACTGTCACTGTTACAGAAGGTTTATGCTCACACCAGTGTCTTTGATAGGTTAGCCATGTCTCCAACTGTTCAATGGCTGACATGTCGTTACGAGTTACAGCTTTATTGGGTGACTTCTGTGGGAAGCTAAACACTGTAGTGGTATCACCCTTCATCACACAAGGTGAGTTAGGTATGCCTTGATCCTTCATCATCTGTGTAAGTGGATCTTTATTGTCACCTCTCACAGTCCTGATATAATGTAGTGCATGTCTAGCGTGTATACCTGAAGCTGAGTCAACTAGTTGTGATACTGTGCCGCTAGGTTTTACACAGGTAATTGCTGCTGACTGTGGAATGCCAAGGCGGTCAGCCCAATCAGCATTAGTATGAACAGCAGTTTCTCGTAGATGTTCAAGTGTCTTCTCCAATCCTTTGTTTGCTGATGTCATAAGAGGGTTATCCATTATACCTGTAAGGCTTACTCCTAAGAGTCTCTCTTCTTCTGTGTTGGTTGTCCAGACTTTTCTGAGGTATGGGAACTTTGTGTACGTGCTTTGGATTGTCCCAAGTATTGTGGCGAGTCTGACTTTTCTATCCAGGTCATCCACTGTGTCCGTGGCTCGTACCACAACTTCTGTAAGATTGCAGAACTGGTATGGGCGTAAGATAATCTCACTACAAGGATTAGTTCCGAACTCAAAGTTAGGATCACGTCTGCCAAATTTTGCAGCTTGTTTCTTAGATGCTTCACGATTGAATACTCCTCTTTCACCTGACTTGCTTTCTACTAGAGATAGCCATTCACGCATGAATGTTTCTGAGTCAGGCTTCTCTGTATAAGATACACTGTTGTTAGCTAAGGCACGATGCCCTGCACTATCATACCACTGACCAGACTTAGCGTAGCGCATACGATCATCACTGAGGTTAGACAAGCTAATCATAGCACTACGTCTAACACCACCTACTACAACTATCTGACCAATGAAACACATTAGGTCATGGCACTCTAAGCTAGATAGCCTACGTCCTTGAGCATCTTTGAATGTCTTTACTGCAAAGTTGAATAGCTCAATCAAAGGAGCAGGACCAGAGGCTCTACCACCGAATGTTTTAAGTCTTGCACCTGCAGGACGTACTCTGGTAACATCCCACTTAGGAATCTCACCTGCCCATAAGAGAGCTAACACTTGTCTGAACGCCTTAGCCCACCCCTCCTTGCTGTCCTTTACCACAACGGTAGTATCACTTTGGAACAGTTCAGGTACTTCGGGAAGCTTGCTAATGAATTGTCTCTCAACGCTGAAGCCAACACCAGTACCACAGAGGAGGATGTACATAGCCTCATCAAAGGACTTAGGATCGTCTACGGGTAAGTAACTACAGTTATACCCTGCAGTATTATCTCTCTCAAGTGCTGCACCTGCAGTCATCATAGCTCTCATGCTAGGCATGATCTCTAAGTTAAGTATAGCAAACATTATTTCATCTTTAGTATCTGCATCTACTTTGTTGCCTACAACATTTTCTATGTAACGATCTACTGTCTCAGACCAAGACTCTCTGCCTTTGCCATCAATGTATTTAGCGTAACGTGATTTGTGTATAAAACTTTGGTAGTCTGTTGGTAAGTAGTTATTCATATTTTTTTCACCTCTATCTTTTTAATTACTGCACTATCAATATCGTAGACTATATCTTTAAATAGTTCAGCAACGGCCTCTTCATACATAGCTTCTACTACTGGAAGTATGCTTTCCTCTTCATCAATATCTACTGTCATTTTTATATTAAACTGCATTTCTCTTACTCATTAAATCTGTAAGGTTAGGCTTCTTATAGTTTGGCCCTTTCATTACTTTACCGTCTTCCCTAAACAAAGGGTTGCCGTTTGAGTCTAGCTTAGACATGTTGCTATCGTGTACTCGTGCAAACGCTTCCATGAAAACATCATCACCATAAAAACCTAAGCCTCTTTCTAGCTCTTCGCTAACCTTTTCTTGTTGTTTAAGTACAGCCTTTCTTTCTGTCTCACGAAGTAACATACCTATGTGTTCTGGTGATGTGAGTGATAAGCCTGTAGATACATACATCAAATCACACAGTTCTTTCAGATGATTCTCAGTACCTATAGGTTCTTGTGATAGCTCATGCATCTCTTCATCAATAAGTTTTATCCATAACCTGGGATCTAGTGAGCCACTGAATGCTCTGATAAAGTCACCTACCTTTTCGTGTGGCTTAGGTGGCATGAAAGCATCAATGTCATCCTGTGTAATCACTTATGTATCTCCTTATAATTATCTATAAGCCATCCAAGATATACTTGAGCTTTCTCTAAGTCTTCTAAGCCTCCTTTATATTCGTGACGCCATACATACTTCATTACATTACCTGACATGTAAGCAGATGTACCACCCATATTTTTAGTCATGGCACGAATGGCATCTATACATTCTATGTCACCTTGATTGTAGTGTATTGGTTTTTTTACTGGATCAGAACTGTGATCAAAAGTAGTGTCACCTGTTAGTGTAATTGTTGCGTTGCTAATATCTGTTATCATGCGTTTCCCTTTGTCTTTGTCCATATATCAAGTGTATATACATTACCATCTCTAATTACAACAGGTTTTTCTTCCTCTTCTAACTTCATTAGGTAATTTCTATGCTCCTCAACTATATCATGTATCTCAGGATTGTCAGCAGCCACATCTAAGAATGCCGACATCAAAGTAGCTATACCTATAACTCTAGTCATAATATCTTCAGGTATCTCATTGTCTGGTGAGATTACTAGACCTACATTTATGTCACCCTGCCATTCAGAAGGTACTTCATAATTAATAGGGCTTATTACTATAGCTATCTCATCATCTCTTAAGTCATGGCCCATCAATCTTTCCTTTTTGTTTTTAATTCTATCTTCTTAACTTTAATCTCTTTACCTTTTTCTTTCAGCCACTCTTCGGGTATAACACGATTAGCCCACTGAAACTTATGCTGCTCACACCAATTAAAGTACCTAGACTTTGCACCCTTATACAACTTAGCTTTTGCATTACTAAACACAAAACGTATGTCTAACTCAGGGTGTTGTCTCTGTATCTCACGATGCTTACGTCTATCGTTACTATCAAAAATACCTTTAGTCTCAATAATAATACCGTTGTCTAACACGAAGTCTGGTGTGTAGGTGCGGTAGCGTAAATCTTCCCACTCTACTTTAAGTACTTCGTATCTGACTTTCTTTTGTGTCTTACGTAAGTACGCAGCAACTTCTTTCTCCAAGCCACTGCGATACCTACCTTTAATGTGCTTCCGCATACTCAGGACTCAACAGTATGTAGTCTACCATTGGTGGTGTCTTTTTACCTTTGTAAGCCTTTGATGGTAGTTCTTTTAAGTTAGGCCAACACTTATGTTTGTATGAGCAGAAGCCGCACTCTGTGCCTAACACCATGTTACCAGTAGGTTTACGGAAGTAAGTCTCAGGTATTGCTTCAAAGCAACGCTCAAAAGGTTTGTCCTCATTGATGTACTCTACTGTCTCTTCAATCTCTTGCATAACTGTAGGCTCATCTACGGAACTTGCGTCCACATATTTGAACTCACCGTTAGCCTTGTTGACTACCCACCAACCACCAACGTCTAACTCAGCAGCTTTAGCGTATCCAACAAGCTGAGATACATACCCAAAGCTATCGCTCTTAGCTAGACTTTCAAGGCTAGAGAACTTGTTTACGTATGACCAAGGTGATGCTGACTTAACGTCATCTACCTTGCCATCAAGTACCATGTCGTACTCACCCCTTATTTCTGTACCATCCTTTAGCTTAAGGGTAACACTATCATTGTCTTTGAAGTCTACATCAGCAGCACGAAGAAGACCTTTGAACACCGCCTCCACAATGTCTCCTATAATCATATTCATTAGGAAGTGTGGAGGTAGTGGTTTCTTATCTTCAGGATCATTCTTCTCAAACCATAGCTGACAAGTAGGACGCCCAATGTTGGACATCCTTAATCTAAACTTGTCACGAGGTCCACTGCTGAACTGCTTCTCTAATGCAGCCTCAACATCAGCAGCGACTTGCTTACGTATGTCTTCAGCCATATCTGTCTCACCCTTGACAGCTTTGCCAAGGTAATTAAAGACAGCTAGTTCAGCAGGGTGATTCATTACTCTGCCTCTTCTACATTAACAAACTCTGCTACAATAGCAGCATCGTCATCAGAGATAGACTCTTTATTCTTTTCAGCCCACTCATTTAAGATGTATTCATTTTGAGTAGTGATGTACGCTAAGAAGTTATGTAGAGTTTCCTGATCCTCTGGCTGTAGTTCTACTTTACTCTCGTATTCTAATGTAAGAGTAACCCAAGTTTCTCCACCAGGTTTGTGACCTAGTTTAAAGTTACACTGGATAGGTAAGATATTCTTACGTCCTAATGCATTAACTGCAAAGTCTAAAGACTGAATACTTGAAGGAGGTACTTCAAAAGAGAAAGGCATATCAGTGATAGCATCCACTACATTACCTGCTTCATCAGTAACACCTGCTGCAGTTAGCAGACCAAAGAGAATCTTCTTACGCTTAATACTACGAATAAGCTCCTTTGTCTTCTCAGGTACACTAGCCCAATCTTCAATGTAGCCTGATGGTCTACCAAGATTAAATGTACCAACGTTATCTTTAAGGTCACCCTTGAGATCGTTAGCCATAACTGTCTTCATAACCATCTCTTCTTTGGCATCCCACTTAGTGAATTGTTGCCTAATTGCAAAGATACGTACAGTAGGATTAGTTGCATACACTACATCGTCTTCACCTCTGGTAATCTTAAATGATCCTGCAGGTACAACCTCAGTCCTGAGAGGCTTACCATTAACTTCAATCTCACCCATGATACCAGTATGCATGAGGTTTACTCTAGGTAAAGCAGCCGTCTTTCTTTCGCCACCACTTTGAGGAGTTACACCTACTGCCTCTGCAAGAGACATACCTAAATCGTTTTGTATCGCTAGTTCTGTATTCATTGTTTTACTTACTTCCTATAAAAGTTAAAGATGATTAGTTATACTCTAAACGTCAACTGTGTCAAGCCAATTCTTTCCTATTTTAGCTTCTAATAATAAAGGTACATTCATTTCTACATCGTATGCGTCTTTTATAACACAGTTTAGATTAGCGTTGATAGTCTCAACAATAGTCAAGACTTTTTTTACTTCGTCAGGGTGTACATCTATCACCATAGAATCGTGTACAGTATTGACTAAGCATGATTGTAGAGGCTTAAGCAATCGCTCAAACTCTAATAGCACGACAGGTACGATGTCACCTGTAGCAAAGCCTTGAACAGGGTAGTTCTTTATCATAGTGAAGTGTGACACACTACCATTCGCTCTTCGGGTAACACCAGGAAATGCATACTGTCTTCCGCTTTTGTTAGTAATCTTTTCAAAGCGTACAGCCTCATCTCCTAGCTCTTCATGCCACGCAGCTACACCCTCATACTTCTCAGTAAAGTGTTTGTAGTATGCGGCTACAGCCTTGGGTCTACCATACCCTGTAGCCCCGAAGAGAGGGGCGAAGGTATGTTCCTTTGCTTCTTGGCGTCCTGTAGGCTGCCCTGCATCACTGATAACCTTTGCAGTGTAGGAGTGCACATCAAACCCTGTATCT